TGCCAGTAGTGACGTGTTGGAAATGTCTTCCATCGCTTCCAGCTCCGATACTTCAAAAAATCGACAGCCGTTTTTCTCGTAGAGGTTGTTGTTGAACTGCGTCACGGTCATTCCCAGTGCGCCAGCCATTGCTTCGCGCCCACCTGGATATGCTTTGCACATCGCTTTGACGGCTTCTTTGAGGTTTGGCTCTACCATATTGATTTTCCTTTTGTAGTTACTTTCAAGCAGCTGAATCTGTAGCCTTTTGGTAAAGTTCAGGTCGAAAAACAAGCTGCCCATTAGTACGATATGCAGCTTCTGCAGCACGACCTTTTGGGATCAGACTGCCCGGTCGTTTTCGCCATTGATAAAAAGCCTCAGAGAAAACACCGAAGAAGTCTGCTGCCTTGTTGGGGGTTCCGAAGAACGTTTCTAACTCTGTTGTTGTCATACACCCTCCTAAATTTATTTAGATATTAAGACCAAAGCAAATTTAGGTCAATTAAAGCTAAGATAATTTAGTTTTCATAACATGGCGAACCACAGTGAGCACATTTGGAAGTCGTTTAAAATCATTAAGAAAGGATCGTAAGCTTACCCAGAAGCAACTGGGTAAAGTTGTTGGAGTGACAGATGTCACCATTGGATACTGGGAGAAAGACCAAAACATACCCGGAGGAGTCTCGCTGACAAAATTAGCTCGGTATTTTGGTGTTTCTGAGGACTTTCTCCTCACCGGTAAAGAGGAACTCTCCAATGTAGCGCCTGGCAACTTAGGCGCTATGCAGATCCCTATCATAAGTTGGGTTCAAGCAGGAACTTGGACATCTGAAAGTGATGCTCGTAATTTAGAGGGTGCCGTGGATTACATTTTAACAAACGGCGCTCATTCGTTTGGTACCTTCGCTCTTAAGGTACGTGGAAAATCTATGGAGCCAGAGTTCAAAGAGGGAGACACTATCATTGTTGATCCTGACTTGTGTCCAGGTCCTGGGGACTATGTTGTAGCCAAAAACGGTAGTGAATACGCCACTTTTAAAAAATACCGTGCAAGGGGTGTCAACGAAAATGGTGAAGAGGTTTTCGAATTGGTCCCGTTAAACCTGATTTTGCTGCTTTAAACTCTGCTGTTGAAAAAATTTCCATCATCGGTGTCGTTGTCGAACACCGCCGCCAGATGCGCGCGCTAATCCTTTCCACTACTCTATCAATGGTGAAAACTAAGAATTTAGTTTATTCACCTTGACCAAAAAACTAAATTATTTTAGATTTCTTTCAGCGGTCGCGAAAACGTGTGATGCACGGAGACGACGCAGCCCAGACGATATCTGAGTGGCTTTAAAAACAGATGGGAGCAGGTGGAAGCCCGGCACACAACAGGAAAAAGCACTGTGTTAGTCAAGTGAGTTTCCAGTGCTTCAGTGCTCTTTCCGTTGTGTGGAGAACTAACGTACCGCCATTGCAGTGGCGGTCCCCCATCAGCAAGAAATTTTAACCAGCTATTCACCCACTCTCATGGGTTGGGTTGCTGCACCCTAAATTTACGCGTTGCAGCGCGTCAGATGGAGAACAAAAGATGGCTAAGACAGCAAAACAACTGATTAAACAGGCGTACGAAATAGCCAAAACTATGCCACCAGCACAGGCAGCAATCATCAAGGAACTGGCTACCGTCCTCGATGTTTCGAATGTAGCTCTGCGCCAGACGCGCACCGAACGTGACGCCCTTCTCGCAGAGGTCAAATCCTGGGCGAAGGAGTGTGATCGTATTACTGAGCGATATACCAAGAAGCGCATAAATCTGCATGTCCTCGAAGCAATGCGCGATTTGAAAGCAATTTGCCCCACCAGCTTCCGTAACGTGGAGGCTCTCTGATGGCTAAAGACTCAAAGCTGGTATATGGCGCGAGTGGCAAAAACGAACGTTTGACGTTCGAACCTGAAAACCTGCACTTGGTTACCGGACAAAAACACACCCGCTTTACGATGAGCGTATCCACCTGCCTATCAGCGAGGCAATGGTGCTGAACATCATGGACCAGGGCGTTCTTGAGCCGATTATCGTCTGGAAAGGACCCGGGAGACAGGGCTGTCTTGTGTAGTCGATGGTCGCCAGCGTGTGCGCCATACACTGGAAGCCAACAAGCGACTGTTGAAAGAGGGTAAAGAACCGTTACTGGTTCCAGCAGTCGCTAAACGTGGCTCCGCCGTTCGCATGGCGCAGGCGATGGTAAGTGCTAACGAAATCCGCCAGGCAGATACGCCACTGGGCCGAGCAAAGAAAATGGCTGATGCGCTAGAACGCGGGCACGACGAGGACGATTTAGCGCTGATGTTTGGCGTGAGTGTCCAGACCGTACGCGCAACGCTGTCACTGCTGGATGCCACCCAGGCTGTTCGCGATGCAGTGGAGTCCGGAACTGTCACCGTTACCCAGGCCCGTCAGCTGGCATCTCTTAAACCCGAAGAGCAGCGGGAGAAGGTCTCTGAAATAGAAGCGGCAACTGCTGGCACAAACCGGCCATGAAAAAAGCCCGGCGTCAGCGTCAGATCCTCGGTGATGCAAAGCCGCGCCTGAAAACCCGCAAAGAAATCACAAAAGCCCTGGAATCAGCCGAGGGTGAGTATGCAAGCGCGCTTCGTTGGGTGCTTGGGGAGGAATCATAATGAGTAAAATAGGCGATCATTTCTTTGAATTTCCGGCGTCGCGTGGAACTCAGGGGGATTCAATTGTCCTGATGCTGACAGTACCTGCGCGAACACTAACGCGAGTCCTCGCCAGCGATAACTACGGCGACACCCTTGATAGATCTCAGCGAGAACTGAACCCCGCCAGGGCGAAAAAGTTTTATCAGTATCTCGTTGAAGCATACGAGAATAAGGAACCATTCATTATTCCGCCGCTTGTAGGTAACTGCGACTCGTATGTTGAATTCGAAGAGTTCGGAAACACTAATGTCGGGGTGGCCCGTTTCCCGATGGATGCAGAGATTAAATTGTTTGATGGTCAACATCGCGCAGCAGGGATTGCTGAGTATTGCCGCACCATTGATGAACCTATCCATGTTCCGATGATGCTTTACTCTCCAGTTGCCACTGAAGACGCGGCAGCAGTTTTTCTCGGACATTAACAACAATGTTTCGAAGCCATCTGCGGCTATCAACATGGCCTATAACGGGCGCGATAAGAACGCGCAGGAAATGGTCAGCTTTATCAGTTCACACGACGTGTTTTCTGAAGTAACCGATTTTGAGCATAACGTCGTTCCCGCGAAAAGTGATAAGTGGGTGAGCTTCAAAGCCCTTAGTGATGCCACAGCAAAATTTTCAGGTTCCTGCTCAAAGGATGATCTTGAAGGGTTGTGGAATGCGTGGCTAATGCTGACTGGTTTAGATGATGTTCGCCAAGGTACGAACCAGGCGGAGTACAAACGCGAATACATCCAGTTCCATGCAGTGATGATTAACGCCTTCGGCTACGCAGTGCAGCGGTTAAGCGAAGGCCGGGGAGTTCGCGGGGTCACACTGATGATAGAGGACCTGATAATGAATACCGGCATTGCCGAGCGCGAAGATTTTTTCCTCATTTCATCATGGGACGGGATTTGTGCCAGCTGTGAGAAAGCCAGGCCAACGGTCATTGCGAATGTATCTGCTCAAAAGGCGGCTGCAGCACATCTGATGGATGCCATCGTGAATAAAAACTTGTCTGTTAGCCGCGGTAAGGAGGCCAGCCATGACTGATATCACCGAACTGGCGCAGCTACGTTCTGAGCTTTCAAATCCGGCAAATGGCAGTAAAGACCATCTGCGAAAACTCGCGCTATTGCTGGTAGAGGCGCTGGAGAAGGCGCAGCAGAGGATTGATGAACTGGAGAACGATGAAGTTCGTCAGCGCTTGGCTAACGCAGAGCACCAACTCTACATGGCTGAACTGGCTAAGCATAAACCTCAAAGCAAGCCGCAAAGCCCAGTTCCGCAAGCGTAGAGCGGCCGAGAAGCGCATCGCCGAGCTTGAAGCGCAAAACGAATATATCCGTAAGCGCTATCAGCAACTGGATCTGCTGATCGGGAAAAATATCCTGGTTATGCAAGCCGCAATCATCGAATGGCAGGCCACTGGCGATGCTAAAAACGGGCTGGCGTGGATTTATAACACGCTCTTCGGCCCTGGCGAATTGCCTGATGAGGCAGAGAAAGACGCACAGGCATATTTCGACCGCAAATATGCTCCGCTCGATGAAGAGCTTATGGTGCTTCACAAGTGGTTTTGGGAACAAAGCGAGGCAGAACGTGCCGCCGCTGGCATCAAGGTGGAGGCTGAGTGATGTGGAGAGGAACCGATCGCACCAGAAGCCAGATGATACTGACCGAGTACCGCTACGACCCTAAAGCCAAAGACTCCAAATCCGTTTACCTGGTGCGGCATAACAGCCGCATTCATCAGACTGTTCTGGAGCAGCATTTGACGATAGAGCGCGATAGTTTCGGTCGTTTCATACCGACTATCGAACTGAAAGACTTTCCGGAAGGACTTAGCGACCGTGAGTCGATGCTCAAGCTTGCCGACTGGCTGCACCGTTTAGGTGTGGCGATCGAGGATAACTGGAGTCAACCATGACCAAATCAGCCATAACCAGAGAGCGCTTGGAATGGCTCTCACAGATTTTCATGCCGTGATGACATCGAAGATATTGGTGGGAATGAGATTCGCGAACTGGCCAGCATGGCGCTGGCCGCAATGGACAGCGAGCCGGTGGCGTACACCGAGAAGCACGAAATTTCGAACATGCATGCGACAGGGCTTTATCTTCGTGCGTGGCCCGCTGACCGTGCGCGGAATGCTGTCGAAGGTTACACAATCCCGCTCTATCGCCACGCGCAGCCAGCGTCGGAACGTGACCAGGTACGCATCGCGCATGCCGAGTGGTCGCAGGCAACTTTCGGCAATGTCGGCCCGGTTGGCCCGCTGAAGCACCTCAGCAAAGAAGCACTGGAAGCCGCTGAACAGCCCGGCGACCTGTCAGAATGGGCTGATATGCAGTTCCTGCTGTGGGACGCTCAGCGCCGGGCTGGCATCACTGATGATCAGATTACCCAGGCGATGATCGATAAACTGGCGGTAAACAAGCAGCGCTCATGGCCGGAGCCAAAAGACAGGGAACCAAGGCTGCACATCAAAGAACAACCTCGTAGAAAAGTAGACCGCTGTGATGTTTGTACTGAAGGGGCTCGCGGTGGGTGTGGAACATGTATTTTTAACGGTAATTTTGAATGAGGTGCTTATGACTTCTACAGACTTTATGGAAGAGAAAGAAGTATTCGAATTACTAGGAAAGAAAAAAACAGCTGTCTGGCGTTTACGCAAAGATCATGGTTTTCCGAACCCAGTTCTAACATACCCTACTCGCTACAGTAGAAAGGCAGTTACCCGCTGGATAGATGAAGGTGGGATAAATAAAAATCAGTAGTAAACTGAGTGCAACGCTTAACAGTGTTGCACTCATCTTCTCACTGATGCCAACCAGGCAAATCGTTATTAAATTCAGCGGCTTCAGGAAATATTCGAACAGCTGGAATAATATCATGAATAATCTTGTCGTTATAAAAATAGTCAAGAGTTTCATCAACCATCCAAGAATGATTTTCATCTATGCGTGGGACAAGGTAATGAATATTAAACCTAACAAGCTTTGACTCAAGCTTGAATGATTTCGTGGCTTCAAGATTTTTCTCACGCCGCTTGTCTGCAACATCCCTTTGTACATCAACATCCATTGCAATATGACCAACACCAACTCCATAATTGGAAATCTGCTTTTCAATTTCTGACAAGTTGTTTGTGATATGTCGAGAGCGTTTCTCAAAAGAAACCTCATTTATACACCTCCATGTTAACAAAGAGGCATATTTTATTTTTGATATAAACCGAGGATCCCGCTCATCAGGCTGACCAAAAGCAAAAACATTAAAAAAATCATCGCTAAGAGCAGAGCCTTTGAGTAATCTTGCTAATTTAGTATGAAATGAGAGTGACCCATTGGCTTCAACTTCATTTCTAGCAGATTGTAACTTTGATGCTTTTACAAATCCAGTACCATAATCATCATCCCAGTGATAATCTTTCCCATAATAATTACTTAAATGATTTACAAGATAATTCTCTGGAGTGCTAATTACTTCAGATTTATATGTCACATCCATCCAAACGCTCATCCTTTTAGAATGGACGCGACCCTCTACTAGTTTAGCTCTGATGAAATGCGCATTTTCCTCTTGAACTGAATACGGCCCTTTCTGAAGCCTTTTACATTCAACAAAAAATTCACCACCGCCATCTAGACTACATTTGAAATCCGGTGTTTTTGCAATACCCTTACGCTCAGGAATAAATTCGACCTCGTAGCCTATTGCTGCATAGTTTCCTGCAAGAATCAATTCAAACATTGCAGAATCAGGATAAACGGTATTACTCTCAAGCATTCTTCGAGCACGCTCAACAGCGCCAGACACGTTATCCAGGAAATCAACACACTGACCGAGTTGGTACATCCAAGGAATTATATGCGATGCCATGGATATTTCAAATGCTCGTCTATTATCGATTAAAGACTTTGCTTGTGAGAAAAAACCAGCAACAACATCATCTCCATACCAACCTTTATCAAACTGAGCACCAAAATTAGTCTTCTTTGATGTTTCGTTAATATAATTAGTCTGAGCTTGCTCCAGGCGCTTAGAAAATTCGCGGGGATCAGTAGTAGTTTTGGCAAGCCATGTAATCGCTTTTATAACACTAACATTCCACTCAACACCAACATTCATATAATTCCCTCATATAAATTACGAAATAAAATGTACAATAAAACAAAAAACTAAGATTTATAATTTTTAACGTGCCATAAAATCTTTTCCGCATATAATTCATACGCTTCTTTCTGTTCAACCAGCCAATCGTGTTTGTTATACACCGCCATCACTCCTCCCAGCTCATGCCCCAGCATCTTTTCGGTGACGTGAGGCATAACCCCTTCCCCTGATAAATTCGTCACCAGCGAGCGCCTGAAGTCATGTGTTCGCCACTCTGGTATATCAATTTTATCCCTTAATTTTTTCATATAGAGATTTGCTGACGAGCGATCTATAGGCTTGTCCAGTTCCTGGCCAGGAAACAGAACATCATTTCCAGCATTGAGGAGCCTTTCAACAAAAGGTTTCACTTGGTCAAACACCGGGCGACGGATAACGTTACCCATCTTTGAATGTTCTGCTGGAGTCGTCCAGATAAGATCATCCATATTGAACTCACTGGCAGTAGCAAGGCGCAGCTCTGATAGCCTGGCTCCCCAAAGCAAAAGCAGCTGATGAAGCACCTTGTTGGAGGTAACGATCTTGTTGTTTTCAAGAGCTAACCAAATCTTAGCCAGCTCGGTATACGTCAGAACCCGGCTCCCCACATCAGGTTTTTTACCAATGGTCTTAACGCTAAGCTTCAGGACTTCGCACGATGGGATCAACTGGCGGCTAATACACCAGTTCATGACAGAACGTAGCTGTAGAAGAAGCACCCTGGCCTTTTTGCTGTTCTTCTTTTCCTGCTTATCAAAGAAACGCACCCATGCAGAAACAGGAATGTTAACTACCGGAGCGTCCGGGAATTCTGTGTACATCGTGTTGTACACAACTGACTTGTACAGCGTCTGAGTGTTCGGCTTCAGCGTTTCAACATACTTGCTCCACCACTGATCCAGGCATTCTTTGAGAGTCAGCTCGCCATCTTCTTTGGCGAAATAATTTTTCGGGTTAAGCCCCTTGAGGTACAATTCGCGCATCTCGCCGACGACAACGCGCGCCTCCTTGAGAGACATAGCGGGATAGCGGCCAATGGAGAGGCGAACGGGCTTACCATTCCAGCGATAACGAAACTGAAATGTGATCGTGCCTGTGGGAGTTATGCGTACACTCAGCCCGTCACCATCTGTGACCTCAGCTGCGCCGCTGTATGGCTTAGCATTGATGCTACGGAGTTTGGTATCACTAAGGGCCAC